CCGTGTACAGCTTTAAGGTCTTGAGCCAATTCCATAGTGTACTCAGCTTTCAACTGACGGCTAGTAGCAGTTACAGAAGTACGATCAATTGAGAACGCCATTTCACCAAAGGTAGAACCTTCAGCAGTTGCTGTATCCATACCAGTACCGATGCCGAAAGCAGTATCTAGATCGATATCGCTGTCAGTAACAGCAGGATCGCCAGAAGTAGCATCGTTACCTAAACTAGTATCTAGGCTTGAAGAGTTACCACCGTGAGCTCGGGCGGTTCCCAGGTTTGTACCAGTACCAGTACCAGAGAATGCAGTATTAGCTTCGTCGAATAGTGCTTCAGTGCGAGCAGGATCACCGCCAGTAACATATTCTGATTTCATTGCAAAGATAAGACCAGTTGGACCAGACATAGGCTGAACACCAGCGATATCATAAGCAATTAGGTTAGGCATAGCACGACGTACTAGTGAGATTAATACTGGATCAAAATTATCTACTTGACCAGCTACGTTTGACTCAGTCATAAAGCCTTGTTGAGCTTTTTGCTCTTGTAATGCTTTCTCAGTGTTCTCAAGTAGAGCAGCAGTTACAGCTTTACGATAGTTATCTTTGATTGGTGCAGCAGCTTCTGCGTCCAATACTGGAGACCATTTCTCCGTTAATTTTTCAGATCCGAACATTTTATGTTCTCCTTAAATTTAAATTGTTTTTGAAAGTGCGTTCAAGTAGGCTTGCATAGCAGGCGAACTTGTTTTTTGTTCAGAAGATTCTTGAACTTCTTCTTGGGTGTCAGTGCCAGTAGCTTTAAAGTAAGATTCTTTAAGAGTAGCAACTTTCGCTACAAAAGATTCTTGACTTTCGTACTCTACACCTTCAGCCAAAGTGCGAAGTTTTTCCACTTCAGTTTCTGCCATTCCAACAGTCGCTTCACGAATGATTTCTTCACGACGGAAATCGGAAACTTTCTCAGCTAGATCGATATTGTCACCAACAGTTTTGTTAAGTTGCTCTTCGAGTTCCTCAACTTTACCAGCTAGTTCGTCTACCATATCTACCTTAGACTCAGGTACTTCAATGTAGTTTTCTACAAACAGTGATTGTAATGAATCAATAAAGTTTTCAGCAATCTCGGTACGAAGACCGTTAGTGACTGCAACTTCATTGGTTTCCATCCACTGCTCAACAACATAATTGAGGTATCCGTCAACTTTCTCTACAATCTCGCCACGAGCTGATTCACTTTCTTCAGCAAGTTTTTCGGCATAAGATTCTTCGAGACGTTGTACTTCCGCAGTAACTTTAGTTTTAACAGCAGCTTCGAAGATGACAGCAGCTTTGTCTTTAAAGCCTTCAGCTAATGCTTCTTCACCGTCAACCAATGCATCTAGGTCTTGGGAGAAATCAACATTAAGTTCCAACTCTGCAGATTCAGCAACTTCTTCGACAGCTTCTTCAGATTCTTCAGCAATTACCTTATTATAGGCAGTTGTCAAGTCGTCTTTGCTCATCTCAGACATTTTTTCGTAAATGGCTTTGATCATACCAGCTTTAGTGCTTGGCATGTCTACATCTTCTTTAGCCATTTTCTTTTTCTTACTGTAAGATTCAGACTTCTCATCGTCGTCTTTATCTTCGTCTTCGTCTTCGACTTCGCTTTCTTCGTCATCTACTTCGACTTCAGCTTCGTCGTCAGATTCTTCATCTGTCTTCTTAGCTTCTTTCTTAGCAGACGCTTCAACTAGCTCCTCGTCAACTTCAACGTCTTCAACTAAACCTTCTAGTTGTTCCTCAGTAATGTCTTCGATAAGATCAACTTCTTGATCTACGATTTGATCAGACATATTTCACTCCTTACAAAGTGTTAAAGTTTCGAGAGGAAATCTTTCCACACACGAGTTTGGGCTTCAGCCAAATCCGCTTTAGATGCGCTCTTGATTTCAGTCTCATACTTTTCAATTTCTTGAGCTTTTAGGATACCATTATCCCAAACCCAGTCTACTCCTTCCATGATGCCATTTACAAAGGCTTCAGGAGCAGAGGGGTCTTGCACGATATCTACGGTAGAAAGGACAAAATCCTCTTTAACGTACATTGCGCCCTTACGACGCTCAAGACTTCCCATACCACGACTTGAAACGCCTAACTGACATCCACCTTCAACCAAACCTTTTACGATTTGACCCATAGGAGTATTCAGTATCAACGCCTTTCCTACCACATTACTTCCTTCCATACGGAGTTCGGTAATACGGTGCGAAACTTTGTCAAGGTTTACAGTTGGACCATCTGGATGGTTCAATTCACCAACTGCTCTACCTTTTGAAACTTGCTCATTAACATACTTTTCTACGGCAGGTTTTAACACCCTTGATTCGTAGATACGACCATTGCGGTTTTTTTGATCAGCCTGCATAAACACGCCTTCAATATAAACCTCTTTCTCACCTTTAGCATTCGCTTCGGTGATATATTCTAGTTTCTCTGTATGTTCTGTGATTAGCTTCATATCTATTTGTCCATTAACTTAGCGAAATCGTTTGCAGCTTTCATTGCATCTTTCTCGCTTCTAAACTTATCAAGTTCGGTGTCGTTAATATAGACAACAAACTTGGAACCTTTTTTAGCTAAGATAGCAGGAGACTTAGATTTACCAACCGTGAACTCTTTTACTTTTTTCTCGCCAGCTGGAAGTTTAAACTTCTTCGCTTCCGACAGGTTCGTTCTCAGCTGTTTGAACGTTAAGCTCATTTGCATCTCCTAATTCTGTTTGGGGTTGCTCTTGCGCAGTATATAAACTCTGAGCAACTTCTACTCTTCTGACATCTAATGCGTCAGACACTTTATCTGCCATAATCGAGTCAAAAGTTTTGCTCGCTACAGACATGTCTTCGCCTTTTAATGCGTCTATTAAAGAATTAATATCAGACATTATTCACCTCATTTGCTATTATTTATAATAAAAAGAATCTTTAAATCTCGTCTTCTTCGCCATATTTATCTTTTTCATCTTCGATTTCTTTATCGATGTCTTCGATATCTTCGTCGTTCTGCTTCAAGATATTCTTACGAACCCAATCTACAGAATAGTATTTACCTACAAACTCATCAAGTTCCCTTAATGTGTTTACACGCTCACGTAAAATCTCAGCTTCTTTTAGTTCCGCAAAGTAAGTGTCGCTTATGAAGTCAACAACTATTTCTTCTTTCATCCACTCCCAGTCTTCACGAGTAACAATACCCTTTAGGATAAGTTGTACTTTAAGAGCCTGCATGAATAGATCGGAGAAACGTCGACGAATTTTGTCGATAAACCGTTGGAATTTAACTTCGTCTCTGGTAATTTCTGATGTTCTACCTAATGAGAATTGAGCTTCTTGCTCTAGACGGCTAATTGGAACATTTAGCGCACGGTATGTTTTCTTCTGGAAGTATAGGATATCATCTATCTGTCCAAGGTTCTCTCCACCAGGAAGTGTAGAAATCTCTGTTCCACGACCACCCTCACGACGAGGCAACCAAAAATCTTCAAGCATAGACATATGCTTTCTATCATCTCTAATCTCACCAGTCTGAGCATCGTAAACCATTTTGTTACGATAGTTGCTCATAATAGATCTGAGATACTCTTCAGCTTTACCCTTTGGCAAATTACCAACATCAATATAGAATACTCGACGTTCTGGTGCACGTGATAAACGGTAGATAACTAGGGCATCTTCCATCATGCGTAATTGGTTAGCTGGCTTGATAGCTTTATCTAGATAACCAAGAACCATATCTCGTTTAGCGGATAATAAACCAGAAGGGACAAAGATAATAGAATCCTTTGCTATCTTAAGACCTTGACCGCTCTTAGACATGTTCCCGTCTTGATATAAGAAGTATTCTTCTATACCAGTAACGATTTTAGCACCAGTCTTTTCATCTTTTTCTTCTATGACTTCTTTGATCTTCCTTATCTTGGTAGGATCGATAGGGCGAAGTTCTAGGATACCACGTTTCGGAGACTTTTCGTCAATGATTACATGATAGAATAATCTACCATCGATATACCATCTTCTGAATATGTCATTACCAGATGAAGAGAAACTCATTTTAGCTACGAGTTTCTCGAATTCATCTCTTATTATTTTCTTAATTCTATCTGGTTGCTCTAAACCATTAAGGTTAATATCAACTGGAGCACCATCTTCGACAGAGACAATCGACTCATTAATAATATCTTCAATAGCAGCATCTACTTCTGGGATCTGAGATATTTCACGATATTTTGAAATGAGGTCGCCTTCATTCTTGGCGTTACCGCCAGACATGTCTAGGTATTGACCATAATGACCACCAGCTTTAATTACACCAGAGCCATCATCTTCCATAGGTGCGACAAATGAACGCTTCTTAGCTTCCTCTTTATCCTCACCCTTTCGTTTTATTTCAAATCCAAATAAATCAGCCATTTATATTTCCCACAATTATTCACTAATATTGAAGATATTACTTGGGGGCGAACCCCCAAGTAACATTGCCTACTTTTATTTAGCCACCATTAGCTAGTTGTGTTTGCTTCCCAGTATTGAACCTGGAATTCACAAGTGAACTCTTCGATGGTGTTTTCAGTTTCGTATGAAACGTCAATTGCTGATACGTTAGTTGGGAAACAACCACGGAAGTTATAAGTCTTTAATGAGTTTCCGTTTTTGTCCAACTGTTCAACTTTCAGGTCAGCTTGATAATCAGCTGGATTGTTTCTACCAGCATTAGTCTTGTGACCGTTGATTGCGTTCATCCATGTTTCCATAGAGTTACGAACAGAGAAGTTAGTATCATTGATAACAGTAATTGTCCAAGGTTCGAAAGTACGATCACCTGCAACTTGCAGCTGACGACCACGGAATGGAACAGTTACTGGGGCGATGATAGAAGCTGGTAATTGAGCAGCTTTAATCATGAATGACGAAAGTTCTACGTCACCCTGTACGCCTGATGGGAAGTTTACAGTAGCTTTAAAGAGATTAGTTCTTGCTCCGCCACCAACTAGTTTAGCTTTGAATGCATCTACACCGAGTGTCATATTAGCCTCCTACGATCTCTGAGAAGTCAACGCCAGTTCGGGCAGCAACAAAGCTCAGAGTAATAAAGTTAATAGAACGTGCAGGCTTGATGTAAATATCAGAGACAAAGCGATTAGTATCAATCACTTCACCAGTGTTATTAGTTTCATCACAAACTACACGGAAATCGGTGATACCACGTCTACCTTGAACATCACGCAAGAAAGGCTCGACTAGGTTCAAGAACTGCGCACGAGTGAATTCGTCGTTGAATTCAAATAGCGAGAACTTAGAAGCAGTAGCAATTGCTTTCTCGATAGTAATGAATAGGCGACGAACATTGATTCGATCAAACGCAGATGGTTTGGCAAGGGCAGTCTTATCACCGAATAACTGAGTGCCTTCTCCAGGGAACGATACAATAGGATTGATACGTGCCTTATAAAGCGAATCACGCTGTACTTTTTTAGGGTTAAATGCTAACTTAGCAAAAGTACGGATTTGACCACGGTTCGGACCAGCAGGTGAGAACCAAGAATCAGCTACGCTATCAGTATTAGCACATAGACCAGCAACAGCACCTGAAGCAGATACCCAACGATAAACATCGTTATACTTGTCATACATGTAACCAGCAGTAGAATCCATAACTGCATAAGAACTAGAAGTGATACCAGCACCACCGTCGCCATTAGCCCAAGCTAATACAGCCGAAAGTGGATCAGGGATACCTACAGTAGCAGATATTGGAGGAGATACAAAAGCAACACAATCTTTACGTGCTTCAGCTAAAGAGATTACACGGTTAGCTTGAGCAGTAGATAGATCGCCACCGATCACTAGGTTAATGTCAATACTTTCAGCATCTTCGAATGCCGAAGTTAGAGCGGTTACACCTTCACTTTCGGAAGCTGCAGTAGTAACACCACCAGCAAGCTGAATCTCACTTGGAGTACCGCCGAAAGATGCTATAGCATTTGCAGACCAAACGTACTCTGAGGAACGATTAATGACTTCAGGATAATAATTGTTAGTACCATCTTCTTTCTTATCGCCAGAAGTTTTACCGACATAAGCATAAGATTCTAGTACAGAATTTGCAGAACCAGTCCAAGCACCATCAGAATCTAACACAAGGATATGAACTTCACCAGCGTCTGGGGCTGTGTCAAATTCTCCTTGAAGAGCAGTAGAAAGTTGATCAAAGTTACCGTCATCGACAGTGATAACCTTCAAAGAGTTACCCAAAGCACCTGGATATCTTGCTACCCAAGCACCAGAAGATGCTAAAGAGATAGAATCTTTGTGTTCAGCACTTTTAACTAGAACACCAGCTTGCGCTAGGTTTACAGTTACTGTTACGCCAGTGCCACCGCCTGTGAATGTAGGTGTTGGGGCTACAGAATAACCGTCACCGCCATTGTCGACAGTAATAGCATCAATACCCATGCTAGTGATATTAATCTCTAGACCTGAACCAGAGCCAGTTATTGAAGCAGTAGAGACGTTACTAAACCCTGAAACTACAGAGTAAGAACCAGCTGTTAGCAAGGTTATAGATTCAACTGCGCCAGCGTCGATTGTTGCAACTTCGAAAGTTGCTTCAGTTCCTGAACCAAGGTTTATAGTAACTTGGTCACCTACTGCATAACCAGAACCCTTAGAAGTACCACTACTTGCAGCAGATAAAACTTTAAGAGTTGCAGTAGCAGTAGCTTGAGTCCCAGAATCTGGTGCTGGGATAGTCACTGTTGGTACTGATGTAAAGCCCGATCCAGCAGCATCTACAGTAATAGATGAGATAGAATCTTGAGCAGAAGTTGCGTTTAGCAAACCAACTGAATTAGCACGAACGACACGAAGGTCGCTACCATATGCCAAAAATTGCGAAGCGGTGAGGAAAGACTTTGCAGTAGTATCGTCTGGGCGACCAAACTTAGCTACGAGATCTTTCTCTGATCCGACTTGTACAACTTCATCAACTGGTCCCCAAACGAAAGAGCCAGCGTATGCACCAATAGAGGTGGATACGGCTGGTACAACATTTGTCAGGTCAACTTCTTTAACCTGAACTCCTGGAGATACTTGAAAAGCCATTTTGGAATTCCTCATTAAATTAAATTTATTTTACAAGAGAGCATAATACGAATATTCAACACAAGTATTTATACAATTAGAAAAGTCCAGTATTGCTGTCGACAATCCACCTTTGACCAGTAGAGTCTACTTCAACCTCTTCTTCTTTCCCATCATCCATAAATCCAAATGGTAACATATCCTGTTCTATTGCTTTTAATTGTTCTTCATATAACATTCCCTTGATATCAATATCAGACATTTCCCCAAAGAACGGAGTAGTGATAAACCAACCAAACATTACTAGGTTCATCACTAAGTCGTCGTGATTGTTGTCGCTGGCTTCAAAAGAAGACCCCCTTGCGACAAACGTAGACATTTCTAATATAGTCTCTGAATCCACGATTTCTAGTTTTGACTGTTCTATCAAATCCTTCATATTAGAACAACCAATCCTTTTTACCTTTTTGTTCATCGTAACTCCGATCGAACCTGCTTTTACCATAGATTCAACATGAGTTTGCTCGTATTCTAGGTCATAATACAACCCATTAGCAACTACCGCTCCCTGATCATTACTCTCGATTATAACATACGCTTCATTGTAAGTCATCGCATATTTGTAAATGATATCAGGGAACAGCAAAGGTGATATCATATTATTTCTATAAATCGCTACCTGCTTAAATGGTTTGACGCTAGTGTCGATAATATTGAATGTAGAATAATCTCTGCCCCGACCTTTTGCTACGTCAACGCACATGATGTAATTATGATCGACTTGGGGTCGTTCAAATACTTTTATACCATCCTGTTGATATATCGGAGAAGACGCTTTCATCGCCATAAGTTTATCTGGAGAGATAAGAGTATTACCAATACCATGGAAAGTATTACCAAACTCTTGTTCAAATTGTAACTCGGATGTGTTTGCTATGGTTTGTTTCTTCCATTCTTCGTCTCTTCCAGGAACATCCCACCAATCAACCCTGAATGGTTTATATTCGTTCGTTCCTTGTACCGCTCCTTCCCATAACTTTTGATATACATTACCAATACCATTTGCCGTAGAAGTTATGATAACTCTAGAAGTTTTACCCGATGAAACTACTGGATATGTGCTAGTATAGAACTGACCTGCATTCTCTACAAACGCAAACTCGTCAAGGAATAATAAGTTAACAGACATACCACGAATAGAAGATCCGCTAGTCGCAGAGGCAATAATCCTTGAATTGTTACTAAATTCTATGGAACCCTTGTTCAGAGTTTTGCATCCAGGTTGCAAAAAGAAAGGTAAGTTTTCGAGAGCAAGCGTGATACGAGTTAGCATTTCTCTCGCAGTAGCACCCTTGTTTGCTAGAATTGCTACAGTTTTCTCTGGATTGAATAGGGCATACCAAAGTAGATACACAACCGAACTGATAGACTTGCCCGATTGCCGACAAGCTAATACGATAGAAAATCTACTGTCTTGAAAATGATCGAACATATTCTTTTGGTAGGGGTATAAATTGAATGGCACAAGACCTTTGTCGAGAGAAACGACTTTCACGTAGGTTTCGGCGAAGTATGAAGGATCCTCCATACAACGTTTGTATTCTGAGATCTCTTGGACACTCCAGTTTTGCTCAACCCCATCACGCTTTACATTAGGATTGCCTAGATATCCAAGGTCGCTATTCTTGACCTTCTGCATCTATTTCCTTTTCTTCTCGCCTTTGATGTAGCATCTTTTGTAGATCTGTAGCTGAACCGACAAACACATTATTTTGAGTTAGTTGTTTTGGTTGTTCTGATGCTTCAATCTTATCTACATCTTTCTTTTGCTTTTGTAGATGCATTAGCTTGTCTGAAACATCAGCAGTATTTTTGATCATGCCAGAAAGAACTTCAAATGCACGAGGATGCTCACTCTCACGAGCAAGGTCTAACATCAAGTCAATCGCCTCTTGCCCCTTTTCGACTAACTCGTAATAGTTAGTTCTTGCAAAGGAGTAATCATCATTAACATCATCTTTTTTGTTACTCATATTAATTAACCGTGTAATTGGTGACCTCAACAGTCGTACTAGTATTTAGACCTACTAGATTTTCTCCAATTTGCGGGAACCCTTCCAAATTCGTAAGGGTAAATGTGGTTTCGTTAGCGGTTTCGTCATAGGCTCTTGCCACCAAACCATAGATCGCTGAGGTTTCGCCCAAGAATGGTTCATTTGAGCCAAACCCTGAAGCGATATCACCAGAGACTGTCATAGTAATAGAAGTTACTGTTGGAATAAAGTCTTTAGATTCCACAATAGCGAAATCGTCTGTCCCATCAGATCCAAATGGAGCCACTCGAGTGTTTAGGTTTTCTATGTGAGCATCATCTTCTGCATTAAGGAAAGTAACCTCTGTAGCTTTAACCAGTTTATTCGTATTAGCACTACCAAAGAACTTAACACGCATTGTAAAGTCTAGAGTATAGACTAGTACACGTCTTGCTTCGAAGTCCCCCTCATAGTCATCAGAAATAGAAACTCCCTCTAAAGAAATGGGGACATCTGTATTTTGATCTACGCCATCTACAAGTTTAGCTGAGACTGTATACTCTGGTTGGAATATAGGAAGTATTTGTTCTAGTATTTGTAGTCCTTCGTCTTGGTTCTTAGCCAAGATGTTTAACTGCATACCAATCTTATAGGGTACAAAAGAAACGCTATCAGCAGAATCTCCTGTCTGATTGGTTACTAGTTTGTTAAATCGGTTTAGTTTAGACTCAGTGTCATACGTGAGAGAAGTAATCTCAAACGCCAGACGTGGAATCTTGATTGCTATTTTGGAAGAAGAAAGATTCTTTTGACCTTCAATCCTAGCAATAAACTTTTGTTTTGGTCCATAAGAAAGTGGAACCTTTACTATCTGACCAGAAGTACCGCTTTGACGGATAATGTTTATATCATTAAACAGAGTACCAAATATGGCTACTGATTTTCTTAGAATAGCATGATAAAAATGACCACCAAACATTAGAAGTCTCCAAATGGGTTTGATTCAGTAAAGTCAAGAACGGCTGCAGCCTCAGTTTCAAATTCTTGGTTCTTAGCGTAGTTATCTTGAACGGATTCTTCTGTAGCACCCTCCATATCTTTAATAGCTGTAATAGTGCCAGAGCCACCAGATACTTCTGTTGTAACACTACCGCCAACAGTAAACTGGTGATACTTACTATCGCTAGTTCTTATGCTGTGTAGATAAATCTTAGAAGTTGTACTATCAGCGATATCTTTATATGAAGCAATTGCGCCAGAAATAGTAACTCCATCTTCTAAAGTTTCGGTAATATTCTCGCCTATGATAAAGTCCGTCCCAGCAATACCGCTGATAGTAAGTTCTTGCTGATAGGCAAATAGGTTACTAATGTTGTCAACTTCGGCATTACCAGTATCGAACTTCTCGTCACCAAACTCATAAAGAGAGCAGATAAGCTGATAGGTCGGTAAGTTTTGGAGTTGATAGAAAGGTTTCTCATGCTCAACTTTATCGATCTGGAAGAAAGACTTAGACATAGGAAGATAAATTAGATCACCCTCGTTAGGTCTATAGTTGGTCAACTCATTATTGAAGATACCAACAGATTGCTCCCAGCGTCTTTTAGATACTACAAACGTTGCCGTATCCCTAATCTCTAAGCCAAACTTAGTCATAAGTTCGCTTTCACCACCGAATCCTTCGGGGTTTTCGATATACATCTCTAATGTGTAAGAATCGTCAAATTGAGATTCTACAGTTTCGCCCAGAATGTAATCACGCTCTACGATGTTTCTCGGTAGATAATAGACATCCTGCCCATACATTTTCAAAGATTCAATTACAATATCTTCGTATAGGTTTTGTTCGCTTTTTACTGCGGGCGAAAAATATACATTAGTAGCCATCTTTTACCCCATGAAGAAATTGACTGGTAACTCGTGTGTTAACCTTACTTGTTCCTCTAGCTTCTCTAGATCTTGCATTGCATCCTCATATATCTGACGACCATTAATCGTCACTCCTCCAGGAAGTTGCATACCTTCAAACTTTATTAAGTTAGCACCCCATTGTTTCTTAATAAG